TGACCATGCTCTCCTAGAAACTCAGAACAATCCTTAATGTTAAACAAAGGATAGTCTGGTGATACACTACCAATATTATCATCGCCATAAGTCATGATGTGTACCGCTTTGCGGAAATCTTCACTTCTGTCGTACACAGTGAAGAAAAAACTACGTAAATTGAGGCATCCGCAAATGCCATTCATAACAGCGGTTAAAGAGTTACCACTGATATGAGTTCCTGTTGTTAATCCAACCAAATCGCCGTTAAAAGCGATAAATGAGTATACAAGATCCGCTGCCATGGCTTTCATAGCAATAATGTCCTGATCATTGTAGTTACACTCACTGGCGATATCAATAAGAATACGTAGTGCTGCCAACAAAAGTTGACTAGGAATCTTTTGGTCATATTTACCATAATCACCACCAAAAATGCGATCCATGCCAAAATGGCTAACATGTTTATAAAACGTGTCCCACTCTGGTCCATAACAATTAATCCCAACTGCACATTCTGATACAAGAGGGTTCATTTGTAGGAAGCGCAAAACTGGCAAATAGTATTTACGAACCAAAAATGTCAAAGCAATAGGGTTGCCATAAAATATACGGCATTTCTCCTTAGCTACTGGCAAAATTTCATCCTTTTTACACGCCTTTGCTATGGTATTAGCTCTTTTACCTTGTAGGTATAGAGCCTCCACACGATTGATTTCATCCTGTATGATAGGTTCAAATTCCCTATTACATGGATGATCTGGAGTCGGTTCATGTTCGATAATAAATCGACGTTTCTTTCCACCTAACGGAAATCCTACGGAAGTATCTAGCTTAATAGCATCGATAAATTTACATCCGGGGATACCATTTAGATTTTCATGATCTGTCAATGGTTTCATAACGCGCCAATATGGCGAACGAACTAACTCTAAAAGTGGTTTCTTGTAATCTATAACCGCTGTTTGCAATATATCATGAGGCAAAGCAGTACCAGTGTGACTAGCATTATTCAAACAAGTTGACCACCCAAACCACTCCGGATTAAACTTAGGTTTACCCCAAATGTTATCCTGAGCGCAGTGTTTGGCAATCGCATCTGAAATGGGAGTTTTCCTAACATCAGATGTATATGTGGATCTTCCTATGCACGTTCCAAAATACTCAAATTGAGATTCGCGCGGAAGAAAATTGATAGGACTTTTAGGGTGAACTTTCTCATTGGTCATGATATTCATACCCATACATTGAGGTTCAAATTTAGATGCGACACCAGTCAGCAAAACGCCTTCCAAGCTCTCAATATGAGTGATAGCTTCAAGAATTTGTTTCTGACATAGGGTGCCCGCACATCCGCGTGGTGTACCAGCAATTCCACCTAAATGAAATCCTAATACAGCATTACCCTTGCCTTCCGACAATAGTACTGCTCCACATAAACCCGCAAATGTATCCATAGACAATTTTGTGTATTCGATACCCATGAATTGTTGGGCACCATTGTTGGTAAGTTTTGGGATACCAGCCCCATAAGCCTGAATCAAACCTCCTTCTTTAGATCTCCACATCATTTTGAATGCGAGTTTATTAAGAGGTCCCGTTGGAAAATACTTGACTAAATCTCGGAATGTACCGCCACAAGGGCAATAACAAATTCGTAAATCTGTATCAGGTATGAGATATGAAGCACTAACGTGCAACAGTGTCTCAAATTTTCCTCCAGTTTTATCTGGCTCT